GACCTGAAACGGATACAGCTCGCCATTTATAAATACAAAGCCATTGGTTACAACGCCACTGTTATTTACGCAACCATCTATAATAGCAAAGTTGCCAATAGCCCAACCCAATTGGTTAAATATGCTAAAGCTAGTTTGCAACTCCTGCAAGCGTTCGGTATTCAAAGGGTATAGCCCTGTCTGATTAAAATTATGTTTATTCATTTATCACAAATATTGCGTAGCGTTTTCCAGCTACTCTATAAAAATCTATATGCGCCGTTATATCGGGTAATTGGTTGTCATATAAAGCTTGTGGTACCCAAACAATGTAATCCAGTCCAGAGAGTACATTCTCGCTTTCGGTAGTTAGCCACAAAGTTTCATCTTCTGCTTCTGTAGCAATCCATACATCGTAATTCTCCGCTTCGGTGGCTATAAATACCCCGTCGCGCTCCACCCCATTGGTGATGTAAATCCTACGTTCAACAGGATCAAAAAAATCATTTAAAGAGCCTCTTAAATAGCATATTTGCCCTGTATGCTCAATTTTGTACAGATTGTCTATTCTTAAATTGTGCCAGGTGTAGTGCAAATTCACCAAAGGTGCAACCAAGGCTTTTAGATATGCCATAGTGCGCTGCTGCCTCAATTTTATGGGCAACATTATTTTTGTGAATATGTCAAAATCTACACTATACCACATAGCTTATATTGTCATAGTTTACCACCTCAAAATAACCACTCACTGCCACCTTGCTTATAAATATCGGTTCGCTTGCACCAAAGCCATCTAAAGTGGGTTGGTACCATTCTGTCTCTGCACTTAATAGTGTGGCATCCAATACCCCTGGTACTGCTTTTATTTTTGCAATTAAAAAAGAGAGCAGCAACTCGCCGTTAAAATCAAGCTCTGTCATAAATTCGGCAATAGCTTCCTCCACAGGTCTCGTAGCATCTAGCTTACTGGTACCATCAGCAGCTAATACCAAAGCATCTCGTTTTATTTGTACATTTAAATACAGTTTATCAGCAGGGTAATTGATAATGGTAATCTTACCAGGATACTTTATTTCCTCGAAATAAGCTTCCACAGCTTCCACTTGGTCATCATCCGTAAAATTCGTTAACCCGCCGTTTTCTTCTTTAGCTATTTTTATCAAAATGCGGCTCTCATCCTCTGGCTCAACCACCGCACAATATTTTATAATTTTTGAGGCTTCGATATCTTCTTCAGAAACACCAGTATTATCATAGTAATCTTTATCGGGTACCAGATCATACCCATATTGAAAATTAAACGCCATAAAGCGGTACCAACTTAATCGGCCACTTTTTTGATTAAAGAGTAAATTTTCAACTTCAACCTTGTGCGTATCAAAAATGAGTTCGTGTAAGTAAATAGCCGTGGCAATAATGAATGCAAAAAGCCTGTAAATAGCCACTTTACTAGGGCTATTTAAATCTTCTAAAACAGCATTCATTTCAATGCTTGTTAAAATCTCGCCGTGTATGCTTTCTATACTTCTTGCCATTATTGTACTATAAAATCAGTTCCTATAATCATTGCGCCAATACCTTCGGGGGCTGCAGTTTCTAAATCTTCAGCACGTAATCCTGTGGCAGGTTTAATGCCTTTGGCTAAATAATAATCCCGTATAGCAAAATTGCTATTATCATATTCTGGGAGGTTTAAAACGTCTCCGGCAGCCAATATATCTGTAACACTCTTTTCATTTTCATAAGCCAATGCCAAAAGCACATCCAAAGTGCCATACTCCTGGAGCGCTATATCTGTTAAACTTTGGTTATATCCTACCGTTACTGTATTCATACCCTTTCGGCATCTATATTTAAATTATTGCCTTCTATTTTTGCGGTTTTAATTCTAAAACCATCTTGCTGCAGCTGTTGGCGCACTTCTTTTAATGCACCACTCAAACCTTCACGCTGTTTTAAATACTCCTGCAGATTTGCACCAACTAGCGGACTTTCCTTCCATTCGCCTTTTTTGGTGGTTAATAACAAATCAATATCCTGCTGATTACTTTCACCAACTACAAAATCGCCATTCGCGATTTGCAAATCGTTAGTCTCGTTAAGTAGAATATCATTAGCCATTTAAATCACTTTAAAATTTCATTTAAACGAGTTTTAATTGCTGTTGTAGCAACTACATTAATTGTGGTACCGTTTAAAACCACTATTTTATTTACTTCATCTATATAATCGTTCAGTACCGTTTTAAGGTTCTGCCCGTTACGCGCTACTTTATAACCTGAGGCATCCACCTCACAAATGGTATTTTCAATTTGAAACGCTACATGTTCAACTTCACTTACCGAAAGGATCACCGCTTTCTCTGTACCTTTAAAAATCCCGATAATCACAGTACTCCCAACCTTTGGCGTAATCTTTAATTTATTAGATCCATTTACTTCGGTGGCATTAATGCGGCACTTAAAAAAATCCTTTTCCGTGGCCACACTCTCCACATGCACCACATCGCCTTTTATGGCCATTACTTTGGCCACATCTATAGTAATTGGAATATGGCGCTCAATCAATTGTCGTATCAGCTCTTCCATCAATCTACTTTTCTACCTACCGTCGTTTTTAAACGATAGCCTGTTTTTACAGTTTCCTCAATCTCATCAGCATAATGCGTGCTATTGCGCTTATCATAACTCGTATCGATTATGGCTACTTTCTGGCCAATCTCTACCACTGGAAACCCAAAACTGGTAATGGAGCCTTCGTAGCCATCAACCCTAAATTTGTCCAAGTCCCGCTTTACGGCCATTTGCAATTCGCTTTTGCTCAAATCGAAATAATGCAAAGTGCGCTCATCACCATCGTCATCGCCTTCAGTAACTTCAATCTTGCTATTGTCTGGTTGAATGCTTACACCTTTTACCCGCAATTGTACTTCATCCTTACTGCGATACTTTAAATTGCTTTCAATAATGTTTTTACCAAATTGAAAGGTTCTCGTTTTTAAATCAATCACCTTTTTATTGGTGTATGGTTTCCCTACAATTAGCGTATCGCCAATAAAGTAACTGTACACGCCAAAGCGTTTTTTAAGCTCCTGCAGTACTTTAACTGCTGTGGTATTTTTCATGGAGAAATCGCCCACAGCAGCATCAAGCACGTCACTGGCAAAACCACTAGAAATGGTATCTACTATTTCTTGAATGGTGGTGTCTTGGAGACTCACCGAAACTTTTTTGCGTTTTAGTTGCCACATTTCATCTTCACACTTTACCACTGGAGGTAAGCTGGGTTCTACACCTTCACTTACATAACCGCTAAAGCGTTTTAAAAGAACGTTATCGTAACCCATATATATAGTTACTGGCATCCCAACCTTTATATAATCATTAGCCGTTTTAAAGGGCTGATACATGCTATCGGGTTTACCGTTGGAAACAAACCGAATCTTTTTAGGAAATTCAATCGTTGCCGTTTCTGTAAAGTTTTTAATGCTCTTTTTTCGGGTTACCGAAGCCACAGCTTTAAAAACCATTGTATCTATTTCAATTCTTACTCTAAATAGCATTATACTTCAACTGTAAAAGGTTCATTACTCTTAGCTAACAATGTGAATGGTTGGTAATGCAATGTGCCTTCTAGCTGCGGAATATTTCTATCAAAAATTACAATTTCATTGATGTCGAACATGTTAAGCCACGGACTCTCCACTTCAAGTTCTGCAGGATGACTGATCAGTTCCTTAAATGCTAAAACCGCATCCGTCGGATAGTCCAGAGAATCATAGTTAATTATGAAACCTCTAATGGTGATGTACCAATCATCAACGCCCATTTGCTCTTTTATAGAGCCGCCTTTTCTGCCTACAATAAAGGTTTCCTCTATCATGCTGGGTTGACTCAGCTCCACAATGCACTCAAAAGGAAAATCGTATGCTCTAATAGGCGTCAGCTCCCCGTCAAAATTGTAATAGTTACCAGGCTTAATTTTGATATAATCAAAAATCGGTGTCCCCATGGCAGAATATCTGTCAACCGGAACACCGTTTACCATAGTATCACCACCTTCTAAAGCTTCTACATTGCCAAACGGTATGTAGTTATTGGGTGGCTTTATATCTGAAATATCTTCTAGATTAAAACTCGTGTATTTAAGATCGATACCAAAGTGCTGTTTTGCAAGTGTCGCTAAGTCAATATTAAATGCCAATGCTCTCGTTTTTTTCTAGGTTATTGCGTTTGCTTTCCCAACTTAGCACCCATTGTAATTGCCTAAACTTTCGCCAATATACCTGGTCTTCTAAGTCTTCAGGAAACGGGATATTAAAGTGATAGCTTAATAGCCCGTTTACCTTTGCTATAAAATCGTAGCCCTCTCGTTCGTCTAGGGAGTTAAAACTGCCTAAGCTTCTTCCAAGCTCCCCTTCAAAAAATTTACAATACCATTGGCTTGTACTGCTGCAGCTTCGTTAACTACAGGATTGTTCTTGATGCGTTCATCGCCTCCCAACCAACAGTTTTGTATCAAAAACTCTCCAGTTTCCAATATCTTTCCGTTGTTAAACGAAGTAAGCGCAATCGCCTTATGATCTCGTGTTGGTGGTTTTAAATAACCCACAGCGGTATCACCTTCAGAAACTTCAACACTTATTTTTTGAACCTTTTGGCCATTTTTGTTGTACTTATCTTTCCACTCCTTCAATTGAGCGTCAGTAACAATACCTTCCTTTAATGTTTTTTTATCGTCTGCCATTTTTATAGCTTTTTCAATTTGTGCTTTTGTACTTTTACTTGTAAACTTTACCCCTTTTTCTTGGGCTAACTCTCTTAGTTCTGGTAAGTTCATAACTCTTATGCGTTCCAGTTAATGTCTCTTACGTACAATGGTATTTCTGTAGTTAATGCATCGGCATTACCAGAAGTGCCTTCACGTCCGTTTTTAGTGAATTTTACACCTTCTAAAACATGGGTTTGTAAAATCCCAAACGAGTCTATAAAAGACACATTAATATCAAAAGGTGCAATATCTTGTATGCGCTTTCTACCAGGTAGTGCGCGTTGCATATCTTCTAGAGCTTCAGCATAAAGCGTAATAGAAGCTGTAATAACAGTATTGCCCTGGGTATGCCCCAAATCTTTACTACCTACACCTTGCACGCCTTTTATCTCATCAACCTCTTCGTACTTAATAGCTGCTACCTCAGTAACAGAACGCCCTAAGAAATCAAAGCGAATAGATCGCCAATCGTAATATTTTCCGTTTATAGCTACGTCTTGTCTACTCATCGTACTATGATTTTAAAGGGTTTTTAAACCCGATCGTTAATTTTATCTGTCTGCCAATGGCTACCGGTACAAACGTTACTTCTACCTTAATTTCAGAAGTCGCTAGGATGTTCTGCTCAGGATCTACATAACAATCTATCCCTCCAGAGATATCGCCATCGGCTTTCATAGGGCGTAATTTTGCCACGACATCCGATTCAAACGATTTGGCATCGGTTGCCGAAATCTTACCAGTATCCGGGTCTACGTAAATACGTGCCTTAATCCTTGGGTTTAAAGCGGCTCGCGCTTGCTTTATCGCCTTATTAATGGTACGGTTGTTTTCTAAGTACGCATAGTCGCTATCTAAACCTGTACAGGTGCTACTATCGTTCAGCCAAAAACCAACCTCGCCTGCGTTTACATCGGCAAAAATGTAACCCTTATCGTGTAAGGTGTCTAAGTCTGTATCGGTGTAATCGGCCAAAGGTTTGTTACTTGATAAACCAGCCGTTTCAAACACGTTTTGTGCAGCATTGGTTAAATTAAAATCTGCAGATTGCTCACCAATATTTTGGCTTACTGCAGCAAAACTTACCAATCCTAAAACATCACCAACGGCAGCATATCCATTTTTAATGGCATGATCGTCTGCAATTGCAGGATCACTGGCAATAACTACACTTACGTTTTCAGCTTCTAAAGTGCGTAAATCTAGAGCTGCAGCTGTTGTACCGTTAAAGCTTCTACCTTCAATAATACCATCACTGTATCTAAACTTTTCAAACTCGGCATTAATAAGCTCTTGGGCTTTTGGTATGGCATCAACCACATCTTCGTCCAATCCTGTTACCAGGGTGGGCACATAACCAATAACCGGGTTAAGGGCTACCGCCCATTGCACCACGGCACCAGCTTTATCGCGCAAAAGCTTTGCAAGGTAATCCTCGTCTTTATCAACCATTTCGGTTAAGGTTACCGCTTGGTCCACTAACATCACATGAAGGATCCCCGAGGCGTTTCTTAAAAAGAAACGTTCTATGTGGTGATGCACTAGCACATTGTTTGCCGCATCATATGCAGCATCTAAACCAAGAGCTTCAGCATCGGCGGCACTTCTAAATTCTACAATATCACCAAGCGCATAACTTGCGGTGGCAACACCATTCATTACCAGAGCGCTCACCATATCAGCATTTGGGGTTCTACGCCCTAAATTGCCATTACTTTTGGTTACGGTTATTTTGCTTCGTCCTGCCATTAGTCCTCAGTTTCTACAGGTAACAATTTTATAATCTCTTTAGCTAACTTGGTATCGTTACCTTTTACCAAGGATGCTAAGTTTGCTTTTAAGGCGTTGTAGTCTCCTATATCGCCTGCAGCATCAGCCAACAAACTCACCTTTTCATCGTGTGCAGCTCGCAACTCTCCAACCGCTTTTAAAGCTTCGTGAGCATCTTCAGGGATTTCCTGTAGCTCTTCAGCTTCTACATTGGCAGCATCTTGAATAGCATTTAACACGTTTTCCGCTGTTAGGGCTTTCTCTTCAGCTTCAACCAAAGCCTCTTCCAGAGACGTATCAGCTTCAACCTCATACCCGCTACGAAAAAACTCCTGTGGCGCATCCAGCTTATTTTTTGCTGCATGGTTATTGGCATGGTTTTTACTCCAAAAGCCTTGGCCGTCGGTAGTCATAAAAACTCTTGTTTTCTCCGGGTAGGACTTAAAAAGTTCGTCTGCCTTGTTTTTTAAATTTATTTTTGCCATTATTAAATGGGTTTTAAATGTTGTTTAAATCAGTAAGTAGTATCAGTTATATTTTAGATTTGGGACATCTATATATATTTTTTTAACTTCTAATTTTCTGAATGCCAGGTATCGCAAAACGGACAAACAGGGTACCTAAAAACAGTATCACGATTACCAATCCTATATAAAACAAGAGCTTCTGTATAAAGTTCATTTCGTTTTGTATCTGGATTAAAGTTTCGCTTTGTTTGGTATTGATCTCCCGAAGTTGTGTAATAGTTTCCTTGTAGATTTTTACCGCTTCCTTCAGCTCGTCGCAATAGCATTCCGCCTCTATCGTATTGCCTACTTTCTTTAGGCTTACTGTAGCATGTTTGCTCTTTACTGTAGTTGGTGTAGCTGTTAACTTTTGCAGTAATGCTGATATTTTTGCCGTGTCTGATGGCCGTATCACTTGCATCGTGTCGATAACTTTCAACCTGGAGTACGTCGAGTCCTTTACAGTGGTAGTTGTTTCCTTGGTTGGTAACAACTGTCGCGACTTGCAACTGGCAATCGCTAAAATCATCAATAACAGTAATATCAGGTGTTTCATAATCTAAAGTTTTTGCTTCAGTAGTAAAAGAGATGCTCAATAAAATGATGAGCGAAAAAACGAATCGTTTCATTTGGAAAAAGGTGTTTTTTGGTTTATAAAATATTTTTACTTGGTATGCCTAAGCTGTGTAACCACATGGTAACGTTAAAGCTTGGGCACTGTCTCATCGCTAATTTGCAATGACCACATATTTTAATATCTGGATGCCTTAACAGCATATATCTCACATAAATTTCTAAAGCTAATTTTTGGGCAGATGTCCTGGTGTCAATACCATTTGCGCCGCCTACATATACCACATGTCGAGAAATACTGTTAGCACCATAAGCGCCGTTTGTAATTTCCCAAGGATCAACCCATTCATCTTGATCAAACGGTACCAGGTTCTCCAGCTTTCCGTCTAAATGAATCATATCACTGTAGCCTACTTGTTTCCATCCGCGCTCTACTTGGTGCCACTGTTTTATATCTTCAGCGGTTACCTTACGTCCTGCAGGTGTATCGGTACAATGAATTACTAAAAGTTGAAGCTTACGTGCCATATTTTTGGATTTGCCCCCGTAGGGTAAGGCTCCCGTTGCAGTAACGGGAAGCCTCCTTTTTTAAATAAATACTAACCTTAAAAAACTCTATGATGAATATTATAAATTTATGCGCCGTTTCCAGAGACAATAGCGCCAAAACCGTAGTCTTGTACCTTGTCTGCTAATGCGTAGGCCTGTAATCTGAACTCAGATGTTGGGTCTGCACTTACAGTATCTTCATACTCTGGCTTATACAAAATCTTTACCTTATCTATGTGCGCCACCGCGTTTGGTGCATAGAAAAAGGTTGATGCATTCTTATCTGTTCCTACAGCTGCAGCGCCTAAAGCTTTAAGCGAACCATCGGCTGCATACTTTGGGTTGTAGTTGTTTTCGTGTAACTTCAAAGAATAGAAGCGTGTAAGCTTTCCTGTAGCAGGATCAATACCTATATCTCTATAGTTATTGGTATTCGCTCTGTCATCAATTAAATCTTGAATGTGCTCACGACATAAGATTAAATTGTACGCCCCTCTATTTGGAAGGTTTAAGCCTTCAATGATGCTCCAAAACTTAATTAAATCAGCGTAAAGCAATTTCTTTCTACCATCTACATCAGCACCAGTAGTTCTTAATACTGGCATACCTGTTGCATCTGCTGCAGGCGCTAATTTTTGCATGATGTAATCGCGGTAGCCCAATTTCCAAGCCTCGGCGTGCTTCATACGCACTGCAGAACGCTTATCGAATGCTAAAGAGCGAATCTCAGCATCGTCTACTTTTGTAGGATCAGTATCTAACTTATCCCATCCAATTACACCTTTTTTCCCGTCCATGCTTTTCGCAACAAAATCCTGATCGTTGTTGATCATAAAACCAACGTTGTTAATCAGTTTGTTAAAACGTAAACCATCGGCACTTACAGCACCCTTTGGTGCGCCTGGTACTAAACCTACAAAGTCGTCGTTGTAGTTTAAAAATTCTTGTAATAACTGTGGGGCCACATATTGGTTTAACCACAGTCCATCTACTAAATCAGCCATTACTTATATTCGGTTTTAAATAGTTCGTCAAATACTTCTGGAGCTTCCTCTTGGATTGTTTGTAAATCCTCAGGCGCTTTATCTTGCCAATCACTAAAAGTCCATTTTTCACGGCCTTTCATTAATTTGTGTGCTGGCGCTTCATCTTCTACCTCAGGTTTTTCCAAACCGTTGTTAGGGTCAATTTTACCGCTCATTTTTGCAATGGCCTTGGTAACCAACTCAGGGTTGGATTTGTAGTTGTCTAACCAATCTTGCTTTTCAGCAGCGGTTATCTTACCAGCTTTTACAGCTTCACCAATCAAGGTGTCTCCAGCTGTTGTTAAATAGTTATCAAGCTTGGTTTTGTACTGTGCAGCTTTCGCAGCATCGGCCATAACAGTTTCTAGAACTCCAGATAATTGCTCGTCTGTTGAGTTTTCTGTTAATCCTTCAGCTAAACCAGCAGCTACAAGCAATGCTATGATTTCTGATTTTTTCATAATGGAATTATCTAAATTTGAATTGTTCGGTGTGTAGTAAGCAGCTACTTGTGGCTCGTAAGCATTTAGTAGTTCTACTTCATCAGTAATAGAATTGTCAATCTTTACTGGTTTTTTGGGTTCAATAATATTTTGTATTAAACCATACTTTTTACTGTCTTTGGAATTGAACCATTTATCAACGCCACTTTTAAACCACGATTTTACGGTAGCTTCCGGTTGTCCGGTAGCAGTAACAAACTGCTCAATAATTTTTTCCTCTTCCTGATCAGCGAGGTCGGCCATACTTCTTAAAGTATCACTCTCGCCAAATGCGCCCGCTTGCACTTTATGTGTCATGATGCGAGCGTTTTTATATGCTGAACGGGTATCGCAAAACATTAAAATTCCACCAGCCATAGAGGCAGCCATACCCACTACAATGCCGTGGAATTTAATATTCGATAACGATAGAAAATCGCCAATGGTTAATCCTTCAACGGTAGAACCGCCTCCAGAGTTAATTAAAAGATCTACATCGGTCTCACCATCATTTTCAAACTGAGTAATAGCATTACGTAAATCATCAGAGTTTACACTGCTGTATTTACCTATATAACCACTCATGATTACCGTAGGGCGCTTGGCACCATTTACGACTTTAAAAATGTTCTGTACTTCTGGTTTCGACATTGTTTTACATTGAATTGACAAGGCAAATATGAGACGACAATCGGGCTAAAAAAAGAAGTTCAGTTAGCCACTAAAGATTTTCATTTAGTCACTAAACCGTAGACTTTAGTCACTAACTAAAGTGCTTTAATATGGTACATGAAGCAAGCATCTTTGTATCTATAATTAAGATGTATGGCTAAGAAAAGAGTGCTTTCCGTTGAAGATGCAAAAGTGATTGCATACGATTTGTACATGAACACCGATTTGTCTCAAAAAGAGATTTGTGAGCGTGTTATCATTACTGAAGCCACCTTTACCAGTTGGAAGAAAAAGTACGATTGGGAAATTCAAAAACAGGCGTTTTCCATCACAGCAAATAACATTGTTGCTAACCTGATGAAGAAAGCGCATGAGCTGAGTCAGCAAGATGATGTGGAAGCCGATAAAATCATTAAGCTGGTAAAATCTATTGAAAGCCTAACCGATAAAAAGATTACGGTCAGCAACATCATCAATGTATTTAAGGACTTCACAACCTTTGCTTTTGAGGTAGATCCTGAAGCTGCCAAAAGCATCAACCGATTACAAAAGGCTTACGTGGAATATAAAATCGGAAATGCCTAATGGAAATTATCACCAAACGGGATTATAAAGAATGGCTGGAGTTTTGTAAACGGGTACAGAACAGCACCGGTATTCGTTTTAACGAATCGAAAAACGAGCAATCCAATCGTAAAAAACGAGCGCTTAAAGATTACAATTATTACGTAAAAACCTATTTCCCCATTTATGCCGATGTAGATTGTGCCGACTTCCATATTAAAGCGGCCAATGCCATTTTAAAAAAGAAAAACATTGTAGCCGTTCTGGAATGGCCACGGGAACATGCCAAATCTGTACATGCCAATATACTAATACCAATGTGGTTATTAGCACATGGCGAATTAACAGGGATGATACTTATGGGCAAAAACGCCCAAGATGCCAGCAACTTACTAGCCGATGTACAGGCACAATTGCAATACAACGAATTGTTTGCCCATGATTTTGGCGACCAATACAATTTCGGGTCCTGGGAAGAGGGCGACTTTACCACAAAAGGCGGTATCCGTTTCCTAGCCTTAGGGCGTAACCAATCGCCTCGTGGTGCCAGAAAAAACGAAAAACGTCCTAACTATGCCGTTTGTGATGATGTAGATGATGATGAGATTGTACACAATCCTAAACGTGTAGAAAAAGTGGTTAATAATATTATGGGCGCATTATTTTTCGCCTTATCCATTAAAGGCGCACGATTGGTGATTGCCGGTAACCGTATCCATCACAACTCCATACTCGCCAATATTGTAGGCGATACCAAACGCGGTGGCAAAAAACGTAAAGGCGTGTGGCATTCAAAAATAGTGGCCATTACCAATATTGTAAAAGATACTTTGGGCAATATCGTTGGTGGCACACCCGCATGGCCAAGATACACCTTAAAGCAGCTTATTGACAAAATGAATATTGCTGGCCCCGTTTTGGCAAAACAAGAGTTTTTTCACGAAACCGAGATTGAAGGTAAAAACTTTAAAAACGAATATTTCAAATGGGTGCGATTGCCAAGGCTTCAGAAGATGAGAGTACTCATTGGGTATTTTGACCCGTCGTTTGTAAACTCAGCAACATCCGATTATAAAGCCATATCCATTTGGGGATTGTATAATATGAAAAAATACAGCTACAAACGCTTTTGTCGCCGTTGCGAACTTACCGAAGCTTTCCGTTGGATGGTGCATGTTGAAAAGCAACTACCTAGCGGTGTCGGTATTATTTGGTACATGGAAAAGCAATTTTTTAACGCTTCTATTGCCAGAGCAAAACGCACAGTTGAAAAGGAAACGGGCTGGAAGCTTAATGTGATTATCGATAATCGCAAAAAGCCGAATAAATACACCCGAATGATTAGCATGGTGCCAGACTATGCCAATGGTAATGTGTATTACAACATCATGGAAAAAGATGACCCGGATATGGTGGAAGGGAATCTGCAACTGAAAGGTATTGAGCCTGGTTACACCTCACCTGATGATTCACCGGATGCCGATGAAGGCGCATGGCATTACCTAGATATGCACATGGTACAAGATGGCTTTGAAGTAGAAATTGGCAAAGACGAAATTAACGAAGATAAACGCTGGTAATTATGGAAAACTTTTTACAACCAGAGGATTACAACCCTCAAATACGCAATCAAATATTAACCATCATTACTGGTGATGTGGACGACACATTGCACACTGCAGAACTAGCAGCACAAGAGGAAATGGAAAGCTATTTACGGGTACGCTACAATGTAGGTACCATCTTTTCATTGGAGCAGGAGATTGCCGATCGTAAAAAAATAATAGTCATGTACCTGGTGGATATCACCTTGTATCATTTGCACGCAAACATCACACCTGATAACGTGCCAGAAATACGCTATTTACGCTATCAGCGTGCTATGGAGTGGCTAAAGAAAGTAGCCGATGGTAAAATCTCTCCAGACTTACCAGAACTAGAAATACCTTTTGAAAACGGTGGAAGCCAATTTTTTGAAGGAGGCAGTAACGAAAAAGTAACCGAACGCTATTAATATGAATATAGGAGATAGAATTCAAAATTTAAGGGAGAGTTTATTCCCTGGGAACTCAACAAAACAAAAAGTTAATAACGCTGCTATTAAACTAGCGGCTCAAATACGTCGCGAGCATACCTTATACCGTAAGGAAATAGCCCAATGGAAACAAGCACGTATGTTGGCGCTTGATAATGATATGCCAAGGCGTTACCTATTGCAACAGCTGTATGATGATATCATGATTGATGCCTTCATTTTTGGTAAATGGGAAAACCGAAAACTGCGTATATCCAACCGTAAAATACAAGTCCTTTCCGGTGGCGAGGTAGATGAGGATAAAACCAATCTTTTAAAAACACTGTGGTTTAATAAGTTTGTAAAATTTTACATCGATTCGCGTGCCTATGGCTACAACCTAATGTATCCTAAAACTTTAGGGGAAGATGGTTTTATCAAAGACATTGCAACGGTGTATCGTACCAACATTGTACCTGAAACTTGTGAGATTTTAAAGAATACCCAAGAGTTAAGCGGTGCAAAATTTAACGAACCGCCTTTAGTAGACTGGTGCATGTTTTTTGGCGATGCTGACGATTTAGGTATTCTAGACAAGGCAGCGCCTTTGTGGATATTCAAAAAACACTCATGGCAAAATTGGGATGAGTTTGAAGAAATGTTTGGTATTCCTATCCGTATTGCCAAATTAGCTTCAGAAGATAAACGTGTTCAGGAACAGGTAAAAAGTTGGTTAAAAACTTTAGGTAGTGCTGCATACGGTATGTTCCCTCAAGGTACCGAAATTGAGATTTTAGAAAATAAAACTCAAGATGCCTTTAACGTTTTCAACGAAAAACGAAAAGCAGTCAACGAAGAGCTCGCCATATTAATCGATGGGCAGTTTGAAAGCTCTAACGATTCAGGCTCCAGGGCAAAAGCCGAAACCGTACTGGAAAACACACAGGACGAAATTAGAGACGATGATGCCACTATGACGCTATTCGCTATTAATGAAGTGCTGATACCTTTCCTCATTAAACGTGGCTACCCGTTTACTGAAGACGACCAAGTGGTGTGGAATGATAACAAAGAAACCACACCTGCAGAACGTCTTAAAATATTCGCAGGCGTTAAAAAATTAGGCTATAAATTAGATATCGATCAGGTGTCTAGTGAACTGGATGTCATCATCGAGGAAGATGATACACCTCCACCAAATCCACAGCCTCCCGCAAATTTTAAGGAGCCCCACAATCACGTTGGTTGTGGGGCGCACTCAGACACTTATCGGTTAATAAATCTTGATGAAATAGACGATTTAACACCCGATGAGCGGGCACTCTTACGCCGTTTATGGAAGGAACGCGAAAACGTTAATTGGAGCTATAAAGCGTTTAAAAAGAATCATGGCGAATTATTACAAGCCATCCGTTCCGGTTATGGGGAAGTCGATTTCGATTTTGAAAGTGTAGACCATGGTACCATGGAAGCCTTTAACCAAAACATCCATCGTTTTGGCGTGGATAAAACACAAAAGCAAATCTTTGACCTTAATAAAATTATTAAAGATCCAGAGGTAGATAGTTTCACCAAGTTTTTTAAACGTGCCAGAAAGGTATTCCCTAACTACAACCGTACTTGGGCAGAGACAGAATGGGAACAGGCGCACGCCACCAGTCAAGCAGCTGCAACGTATCGGGATTATATGGATAATATCGATATCGCGCCCTATTGGCAATATAAAACGGTGGAAGATGAGCGTGTACGTCCGGAACACAGAGCGCTCCACAATAAAGTGTTCAGAAAAGACGATGCCAGCGCATGGACCTTTAAACCACCAAACGGTTGGAAATGCAGATGTGATGATATTGAATTGATTGATTACGATGGAGAAGTAAGTGATTTAAGTGATGCCATTGGCGCAGATCCTGACGGTTACGAAAAAATGATTAAGAGTGGCCACAATGTTAATTGGGGAGATGCTAAACAAGTGTTTACAGCTTCACAAGGCTATTTAAGTGGTTTACCTATTGGAGCGATTGACTTTGATACCTTCGATTTTAAAACATTTGGTTTAAAGCCCGTTTCAAAGCTAATTAAACGCGAAAACATCGGTACTGGAAAATTCAACTTTTCAAAACTTACCGATCGTAGTGGTTTAGCACGTTTTGATTCTGCGGAAGATCTTCCTATTTGGATGGATAAAGGTATAGCTGATGTTACCGATGCTTCCATCATTCATAAATTAAAAGACGTATTAAAAACACCAGACGAGCTCTTCACCTACAAACAAGGTGATGATACGATAAAAAGTTATTTTAAACATTATAAGGATGGCACACTAAACGCATTAGTGCAACTAGATCCAGACGCTATTTCAAAAATAACGGCGTTCGTTAAATTGGAAAATCCAGATACCTGGAGAAACGGTTTGTTGATTCATAGTCCCGCTCTTCAGGTTGAACGTCAATTACAACTGTATAACAGTTATAGTACAGATTTTAAAAAGAGTTATTTCAACAGCCAAAACGGTGGCTTTGTTACTATCCATAAAGGGCATGGTAAAAATGAGTTGAAACAAAATGAAGCTATTGCAGATAAACTGGCTAAAAAAGGAACAGGCGTATCATTACTAGATAATCTTGAAAACACCAAATCTCCTGATGCCGAATTAAACGGTATTGCTTGGGAATTTAAGAGCTTGAGTAATTACAATAATTTGAGTAACGCTATTGATCAGGCGCTGCGTTCTGGAGTAAAACAATCTAGTAACATTCTGCTCGATATAAAAGGCGCCTATTCTATTAAAGCGTTAATCAATGGAATAAGTAGTCGTGTGTTACGAAATAATAAAATAAAGTTTGTTGGATTGCTTTTTAACGATGGTAGATTTTTAAAATTATCGCGCAAACAAATAGAAACTGGAGAATACTTAAAGCTGTTAAAAAAGTAAAGAGAAGATTCATAACAAGTATGAAGAGCTTCTCTTTATTTCGGGGCCATCCTCAGACAGCCAATACAAAAATACAAAATAATTTAATATGGTAGGATTAGATTACGTAATTAACCTAGTACAAGGTAACTTTATGAGTGGCATGAAGGCTGCCAAAAGTACCACAAAAGGTTTAGACGATGCGGTTGGCAAAGTAGATACACATACGCAAGGCCTTGCAAAATCATCAAAACAAGGCTTTGGTGGTATGGTAAAATGGGCAAAACGTGCCGCTATTGCCACAGGGTTGGTATTTGGTTTAGGGCAAGCCATGGCATTTGGCCAAGAAGTAACCAACGTTACCGCCAAAATGGAAGGCTACAACAATGCCATAACCTTTGCCTCTGGAGCCGATGGCGCTAAGAATTTACAATTTTTAGATAAGACCATAAAGGACTTGAATTTGGATATGAACGCCTCTTTTGGAGGTTTCCAAAGTATTACTGGAGCCATGAGAGGAACCAAGCTCGAGGGACAAGCTACCAGAGATATATTTGAAGGTGTGGGTATGGCTGCAACGGTGATGAACCTAAAAGCAGATCAAGTACAAGGTGCATTTTTGGCCATTGGACAAATTGCTTCCAAAGGGAAGCTGCAAGCTGAAGAATTACGTGGGCAATTAGGTGAACGTATTCCTGGAGCATTTGCCATTGCATCAAGAGCTATGGGTGTTACTCAGGTAGAAATGAATAAACTACTTGAAGGTGGTAAAATTTATGCTGAAGACTTCCTCCCCAAATTCGCCAAAGAATTAAAGAAAACCTTTGAAGGCGGTTTGCCAGCTGCAGCAAATAGCATGCAAGCTGCTATTAATAAAAAGAACAATGCACTGCTTAGTTTTAAAAATGCTCTTGGTACCTTTTTCAGACCTTCCATAATTGGAATTATGAAACTTCAAGAGGTTTTTGCTAGTGTAACTACAAATCTATTGCCTAATATTCAAAATTTGCTAGGGGCTTTAGAACCCATAAGAATGGCATTTATTAATGTAGCCAATGCTGCAGGCGGTACAGCTGGTATAACTGAAACTTTAGGTAATATAATGAACAATTTGGCTACAGTTGTAAATATTGCAGCTAATGGTATAGGGTTTTTAATTGAAAATTATAAAATAGCCATTCCAGTAATAGCAGCTGCCATTGTAGTTAAAAAAGCTTACGCCATTGCCCAAATTGCAGCAGCAACAGGAACAAGCTTTTTAACTGTAGCAACACACGGTCTAAATGCCGCTATAAAAGCTAATCCTATTGGTTTTGCTATTGGTTTAATTATTGCCCTTGTAGGAGTGGTTAAAACCGCCTACGAAAAAGTAGGCTGGTTTAGGGGTGGTGTTAAAGCAGCTTGGGAAGGCATGAAACAATTTGGTATCGTAATCAAGAGCTTCGTTATCGATAGGATCAAACAAATGGTTTCCGGAATAACCGGTATTGGTAAAACGCTGATGCTCTTCTTTAAAGGTGAATGGAAACAAGCTTGGGAAACGGGGCAAGAGGCCGTTAAAAACCTTACCGGAATAGGTGTTGGTAATGCTGCTAAACTAGCAGACGGCATGCGCTCTGTTGGTAAGAAGGCAAGTGAAGCCTATCATCAAGGTGTTAGTGAAGTTGATGCAAAAAAGAAGGCTGAATCTGGACAATCAGCTTTAAAGAGTTTTACAGGAACAAATGCAGGTACCTTTGGTGGCACTGGCACAAAAACCAATGCGCCAAAACTATCAGCTGGTGTGTCCGGTGGTGGTTCTGGTGCTGCTAAGAACATCACCTTTAATATTCAATCTTTAGTTAAAGAATTGAAGATACAACCGCAAACGCTAAAAGAAGGCGCTCAGGATGTTGAAAAACAAGTGAAGGACATATTTATACGTTTAGTACGCGATGTAGAGTTACAAACCAGCTAATGAATGATAATGCAAAACATTTTGAGCAGTTTCTTAGAGATTATGCCAGTTTAAAGCGTAAGCTCCCACGCATGTATGGTATTGAAGCCGTAAACCTCTTTAAGCTAAATTTTGACAAGGAAGGTTTTATTGCTGGTGAAGGTAGAATTAAGAAGTGGAAGCCCACATCGTTAAACACAGGGCGTAAAATACTAACCAAAACGCGCCGTTTGCGTAAAGGCATTAAAATAAAAAGTGCCACACCTAGAAAGGTAACCGTTGGGGTTGATGCCAATATTAAATATGCCAAAATACATAACCAAGGTGGTAAACTAGAAATAACACCAAAAATGCGACGCTATTTTTGGGCCATGTACAAACAAACCGGTAAAGGCTATTATAAAGGATTGGCGCTTACTAAAAAAACACATTTTGAGATACCTGCACGTCCGTACATTGGAAACACCAGAGCCATGAAACCACGTTTGGATCGTAGAACCATTAAAGAACTAAAAAAAATAACCTCAAAATACAGATAGTTATGAGCGTAAAAGGACATACACACAAAGAAATTGAAACCTTTTTATTACAGGAAGTTGATGCTTTAAAAGGCTTCGATAAGGATAAAGGCCAGTTTGAAAACATTAGCAACCATGTGATGCCATTACCCGCAGTATTGATGAGTTTTGGTAGAACGCCCTATGAAGATTTGCAAAATAACATCCAAAAGGGTCAGGTAACACTAAGGTTTAGAATAGGTTACGAAAACTATGCTGATAGTTTCTCCGGAAGCATTAACCAGGACAAAGCGCTAGAGTTTTTTGAATTTAACGAAAGTATCTTTAAAGCGCTCCAAGGGTTGAGTACAACCTATATTAAAAACCTGACTAGAATAGCTGATGAAGATGACGATGATCATAAAAACGTAATCGTCACCATTATGGAATTTACAGGTACTTTGATTGATGACTCAGCTGAAGCTGGTAAAAACTTTGTATTGGTAGCTCCTGATCCTGCACTTGATGTAAAACATGTAGATGAAACAAGCAGGCCAGCGCGTGAGGCTGGTACGTTTATTATGCCTGAATAGCTTTTAAGCTAATATAGTATCCTAACTTATTGGCTTGTTTGTTATATAGTTTTTGACTGGTAATCTCTTCAAAAGTTTTTGAATACTTTGCAAT